TGAGGCCAACATCTATAATGTGATCCATGAGTGGCTCCCTATTTTGGACAAGACGGGTGTTCAGTTTGAAATCCTAGCGATCAATGATGGCTCACGGGATGCCACTTTGGCGATTCTGAAAAAACTGGAGCAAGAGAATTTGGGCAAGATCATCACCGTCGACAAGCCAAACTCGGGACATGGGCGCAGTTGCAGGTTCGGCTACGAATTGGCTTTAAAACGGCAAGCCGAGTGGGTGCTTCAGATCGACTCCGATGGGCAGTGTGACCCCGTTTATTTTCCAGAATTCTGGAGCCAAAGGACAGAAGCAGACTGTGTTTTTGGGGTGCGAAAAACTCGAGGGGATGGTTTCGCCCGGAAGTTGATTTCCAAAACATGCGGCTTTCTCTCATCGCTTGTCGCAGGCGTCCAAGTCCGGGACGCCAATGTTCCATTCCGCCTGATCAGAAGAGAGGCGCTGGCACAAGCGCTGCCAAAAGTCCCGGAAGATTTCGACGTTCAAAACATCGGTTTGACAATCGCGCTTAAACGATCCCGAAATATTCGTTGGAAATACGTTCCGATCCATTTTCGCGACCGCCAAGGAGGCGTCAACAGCATCAATCTTCCAAAAATCGCGCGAATGGGCTGGACCATGCTGAAGGGCATTGGAAAAATTGGAAAATAGCTCACTTAGAATCCGCAGGATTTTTTTCAAATAGCCCGCACTTGCCCTTGGGGTTTTGCAGAAATCCCATAGACACTCTTGCCAGTCCAACAAGTGGCAGAGTCAAAGCTGAATCGATATAAATCCCGGACGGTCGCTCTTGGTTCAATATTGCGAGCTTTTATCCCATTCCGTCCTTGCGCTTTTGAGCCATTTTGAGCATATTTGAGCATGGCTGTAACGACCACCCTTTTCCGCTCCCGCGTTCCCACTCAACGTCTCAAGCGTGCCGAAAAAATCCTGAGCCAACTCGGCATGAAACCGGGCGATGCCTTCAACATGCTCCTTGCCCAGATTGAACTGCACAAGGGACTCCCTTTTGATGTGACCACGCGCCCGGCCCCGGTTCTCTCGTCGAGCGAACAAGCGGCAGCATGGACGGAGGCGCTCGGTGAATATTGAACCGAAAGCGGGGAGGTCTGGTTCGCTGATTTGGGCATGGCAGCAAAAAGCCGCCCCGTTCTCGTGCTTGCAGTCCCGGACGATGCCGATGCGCGCTCGCTGGTTATCGTTGCCCCCCTCACCTCTCAAATCCGGAGAATGCGCGGCGAGGTCAGTTTAGGCAAACCTCGCTGGCTGCCGAAACCCTCCGCGATCAACGTGCAAGGGCTTGGCAGCTTTGATCGTCAAAGGCTCTCCCGCCGCGTGGGTGCACTGACCAAGGCCGAGATGGACCTCGTTAAGGAAGCACTCCGGGATTTGCTCGATTTGTGAGGCATTGGCATCCCTGACAAGGGATTTTGAAGAAATCCCATAGATATCCGAGCATCTGGCACGACGATCCGAAGGTCTGGAAGCGGCATCTGGACACGTTTTGGAAGTGGTTGGTGCGGGCATACCCGAACGCCTCGGCCATTTGGAAACTGGAAGCACAGATGCCCTTCTCCGTAAGCTCGGCAAGCCATCGCCGGGCCAAATCTTTATCCGTTGTCTTGAGAGAGCGTTTTATTTGCTTGCCGTGAATCGCAAACCAAGCGAAATAAGTGCCGTGACTGTTTCGGTAGAGACATTCGCCGATTTTTGAAGGTTCCTTTGGTTGGTTGGCAGCCTGCCTAAAGCGAGGCTTACGAAAGCAACTTACAACCCTCAAAAAGCAGACCGAAAAATAGGCGCAAGAACAGCAATTTGGAGAGGTGGCTGAGTGGTCGAAAGCAGCGCTTTGCTAAAGCGCCGTACCTCAAAAGGGTACCGGGGGTTCGAATCCCCCCCTCTCCGCGTCTCTTATCTCTCTGTGAGCCAGCGGCTTACAATTAAAAAACGGGGCCGGTTTGAAAACCGTTTGAAGAATATTTGAAAGTTGTGCACTCTTATTCCTATGGCACGCAAACCCTCACAATGGCCCCGTAAAGTCCCCGCGAGAAATCCCGTAGTAACCGTCTATCGCCTTGAAATTGGAGGCGTAGCGCGCTTTCAGCTTCGATGGCGCGAAATGGGCGAACTTCACCGGCAGACCACCACAGACGAAGCGGCGGCGATGGATACCGCCGAACGGATTGCAGACCGGGTGCAGCTTGGCGAGTCCAGCGCCATGAATCTTGACGCGGCGGCAGCGGCGGTTTACCGGCACGCTTTGGAAATTTGCGGCGACGTGCCGCTTGATGTCTGGTGTCGGGAATATGGCGAGGTTCGCCGCCGTCTCGGGTCAACCCCTCCCCTGCACGCTGTTGACGATTACGTTGCCCGGCACAAGGGCGCGAGCATCCCGCTAAACGATGCCATCAACCTTTTCATGTCCGATCTTCGAAAGCAGGGACTCAGCGCCGATTACACGCGCAGGTCTGGCGAGCGCCTGGAACACGTCAAGTCGGCGTTTGGCGTCAAAAGCATTGCGGACATTACCGAGGGCGATTTGCGGGCATACGTCGAAGGCCAGGGAGGCGAGCCGAGGACGCAGAAGAATGTGCGGGACATCATTGTGACGCTTTGGCGATGGGCGCGCCGCGAGGGGTATTTGCCGCGCGACATTCAAACCGAAGCCGAGCGGGTAGCAGCCCCGACGATTCGTAGGCAATCCCAAATCGCGATTTTTACCCCGGACGAAATGCGGGCACTCCTGACAAAATGCGCGGTGCAAATTCAGCCGATAATTGCAATTTGCGGTTTTGCCGGGGTTCGGTCTGATTCGCTCGGCGAGATTTCAAGGCTCCGGTGGGAAAATGTTCGATGGGGGCAAAGCGTGATTGAGGTAACGGAATCAAAGACGGGAGCCCGGCGAATTGTCCCAATTCAGCCAAATTTACTCGCGTGGATCGAACGGCACCGGCTCGCGACGGGCTTGATCTGGCAGGGCGGACGAATCGACAACGCATTTCGCCGCGGCGCCGCCGCCGCAAAGGTGAAATGGAAGCATAACGCCCTGCGGCATTCGTTCGGCTCTTACCGAGTTGCGCAAACCAAAAACATTGCGGAAACCTCGCTCGAAATGGGAAATAGCCCAGAAGTGGTCCGCAAGCACTACTTGGAAGCTGTCCATGAGGATCAAGCAACGGCGTGGTTTGGAATCATGCCGGGCTAACTGTCCGTCTCGGTCGGCTCTGTGTTGTCTTGTTCCTCGCCATCGTTGGGCGTTTCGACGTCGTCTGAGCCGTCCGCATTATCGAGCGGGGCACCCGCTGGCACAATGCCACCCAAAGTTTGAGCCGTGCCCGTGGCGGTTCCCGGCGCTTCACAGTCAAGGCGCGTGCGTAAGCCCGTGCTGCGGCTGAGATTGAATTCAACCTTTTTGACAATCCATTGCCCGTTGACTTCCGGGCGGAAGCCGGATGCCTGAACGGACTGTTGACACGTCGCTTGCCAGATCCCCGGCAAATCCAACGCGAGCCCGTGAGAGCCTTTCTTGAACCCTTTCAAGCGAGACTTTGCACGGTGCTTTGCCGTTGCTTCGTCCGGCTGCATGGCCGCGTCTCGATAGACTTTTGCCGATTGTGATTCAATGCCGCTCTGAACGGCCTTGGTTTCTCCCGTGTTCAAATCGTGGTATTCAGTTTTGACGCAAGCGAAGTCGGTTGACTGAACGAATTTGCATTTGAACCGCATCCCTGCGCCGCGAACAATAGCCAAAGCGGGCATGGCCGAGCCGCTGATTGCCCCGCCGTTCGTTGTGGCAAATACGAGACGCCCGGACGCGGGTTTGAAAACTGCGTCATAAGTCCGGGCCAGCCGCGCAAGCAAATTGATATTACTCTCCGAGGTTTGATCTATGTGAGAAACCGTCACGTTTTGAAGTTCGGATGCAACCGCCGGTGTGAGCCCGTGCTCTGCCGCGATTCCAGCAACCAATTGCCCGAGCGTGATATTGTCCCACGAACGCGAGCGGCGCGTTTGCATGGCCGCCCATCCGGCGGCATCGTCGAACGGACAAGCCTTCCCCACGATCTCAATTTTATCGGGCGGCCCTTCGATCCCTATTTCGTCGATAACGTAGATGCCAATCCAGAGAAGATTCCCGTCCTCCCCGAGGGCAACCTTCACCTTGTCGCCCTTGCTAGGAACGGAGAGCGTCCCCGCCGTGTCGGAGAGCAAGACCCGTAGAATGTCCGCCTTTCCGTCTGATTGGTTTGAAACGCTCAAATCCTCCAAGATGCTAGACCAATCATCGGCGTAGTTCTGTCCATTCCCAAGACTAACAATCTTAAATGCAGGTGTCATTGGTCTCCAAAAATCTGAATCATTTGCTGAGGTTCAACCGAGATTACGGGCAGCGTTATCTTTACACCGGCTGGGAGAATCGGGCCGTAATCAGCCAAGCCGGGATTCGCCGCAAAGACGGCTTCCACGCGCCCGCCATTCGTTGCGCCGTAGTATTTCGCGCAAACATAGTCCACAGTGTCACCGGCTTTTGTCGTAAAGGTTGTCATAATCCAAAAGTCCCCAAAGACATGTTCGCGGGATTGAGCGAGGAAGGATCAGAGACGCCTATTGCGCTCAATGGGTTTGCGCGAAGGGCCGCGATTGCCTTTGCCATGTTGCCAAACTTTTTGAGCGTGATTGAAAACTCGATTTTCTGAGGCTGCCCGTATTCCGTGAACGTGAATTTGTTTTCTTCCACGGCTTCAATCACCCAAAAGCCCATTACCAAGCCAAGGCCAGAAACCAAGAGCAACGGCACGCCGCGCCCGGCCAAAAGAGAAAGCCCGGACATTTGAAGCGCGCCGCCCTTGAAGGCCGGGAACATCGTGCCCTTGAGTTGAATCACTTCCGGGCGCGCGCCGGTGAATTGCAAATCTGGCGCTTGCTCGATAACCTCATTTTCAACCCACTGCCAAGAGCGGCAATGCACAAGCTCTTGATAGGCCGCAGTATCAATCGAGAAAAAGTAACCGCCTAAAACCATCATTATCATAAGGCTCAGTCTCCTAGTAAACCCTCGGCGAGCGCGGGATGCTCTTTTTGCATCGTCGTTTTCCAATCGTCCCAAACTTTTTGAGGCGTATCGCCCGGAGCCGGGGTAATGTTGAAAGTGAAATTGTTGTGATTCGTGGTCTGAACGGGAGTGCGCTGCAACGGCGAGTTTGGAACCATAGACGGAGAGGATTCGCTCCCGGCTGGCGCGTCGTAATTCTTCACCCACGGGGGCGTTTTGTATTGCGGATTGTCGATCAGATTAGACGCGGGCATGATTCCATGCTTGCCCCACCAATTTTTTGGAAGCCGCCTCGGATTCCCCTCAATGTCTGTATTTTCCCCGCGATAATCCGGGTCAATAGAATCTTGGTATGCCTTCCATCTTTTTTCGCGTTTTGTCCGGGCCGCTTCGATTTCCGCCGGGTTCCCCGTATTCATGGCCGCGCGCACGGCTTCGTTTGCTTCATTGACCGCGCGAATGCGATAGCTTTGCTCTGTATCATTGCGCGTGTCTTCTTCCTTCCATTTCTTATCAAGGAAATTACCGAGGGCGTCCCCTGCCTTTGTTGCGGCAATCATCGCCACTCCAAGCGCCGCGATTGACATCCCAAGCGGATTCATTACGCCCAAAAGCCCGGCGGCCCCTAGCGCAATGCCGAGGCTTTTTACGGTCTTTTCGGTATCACTAAACGGGTCTGACAATCCCCCGACAAACCCTATAAAGTCTTTGATTGCGCCGCCAATTGTTTCCAGTGTTGCTTTTGCTTTGCCGGAGTGAATCCACTCTTTCAACGCCTGCGTGATGCCTTCCGCCCATTTCCGAATCTCCGGGGCGTTCTCTTCAATCGTCCCCGTCATTTCGTTAAACGCTTCGGTGAACGGTTCCAGGGTGACAGAGCCGATAATGTTCCGAAGCCCTTTCAGCGCGCCGCCAAACTTCATTGTCGCAAGCTCGAATTCATCGGCTTCCTTGAGCTTGTCCTCTGACAGAAATTTGCCGCTTTTAAGCGCATGTTCGATCATTTCGCGGAGTCCATCCGCTCCCAACTTGACGTTTGCGAACTTCGCAGACCCCTTTCCGCCAAGGCCGGTCAGAATCTCGCCAAGGTCCGCCCCTTTGTAATTCTTGATTGCGTCAAGAATCATATCCCACGCCTTTTTCATGCCAACGCCCCGGAGCGTTGCCGGGTCAAGACCAAGGCGCTTCACGTAGCCGAGAGCGTTCCCCTTGCCTTTCCGTAAGGCATCGTCAATGTTCTTCGTGGTCCGGGTCACAATGGCGTCTGTGCGCTCGAACGTAAGCCCGGCTTCAAGTCCGGCCTGCCGCAACCCCTGAACGTAATCGGTTGAAAGCCCTTCCGCGCCAGCAGCATTTTTGATGCTCTTGGCGTCCTCGCCCATGCTCTTATCAAGATGGAACATCCCGGCTACACCGGCCACGCCCACACCCACGGCAGCCGCACCCCATGCCCCCACTCGCATGAGCCCTTGCCCGATTTTATGGCGGCGCTCTGCCGCGCGCATCTTGCGGTCGGCCTTGTCGATTGCGGAGCCGAGTTTTTCTTGTTCTTGCGTCAGCTTGTGGGAATCAACGCCCACGCGCTTCAATTCCCGGTCAAGCTGTTCTAAGGCGGCCCGCTCTTTGCCGGAAGCAACCTTTGCGCGGTCAATCTCCTTTGCGAGCCAGTCAACGTCCTTTTGTGCCTTTTTGTTCGACGCGCCGCCGTAATTCTTATCGAGCAGCGCCTGCGCCTTTTTTTGCTGCGCCAAGAGCCTTTCAATCCGCGCCTCTGATTTTTTGAGCGCGCCCTCGGCCATCGACGCCTCTCTTACTTTTTTCTCTTTGGCGTAAAGCAAGGTCATTGCCCTGCCGAGTTTATCGACTTCCTTTTTTCCCTCGCCAAAAACGGATTTTACCGAGCCGCCCATTTCGGCAGCAAGGCTGATAACCGCTGAGAATTTCTCTTGCTTGCTCACTTTGGAAGGTCGCTTATGAAGTCTGAGAAATAGTCAAAATCCATTTCGTCAATTTCTGAAAGTTGCCACCCCGTATGATTGGCGAGCGCCAAAATTGCGCGCCGCAAACCGCGCGGGGTGATTATGTCAAAAAATCGCCGTAAATGGTCTTGAGCTTCCGGTAATCCGCCCAATCGAGATTTTTGATGTCCGCCGCCGTCACGCCAGCGAGCAACGCGAAAAGCTCGCATTCCTGCGTTGCGTCTGAACCTTCCACTTTGCGCGCGCCCTGGATGTCTTTGACCTTTGGCCGCCTGAGCGTCAAGGAAGGCATTGATGCGCCGCCGATAACGACAGGACAGGCGAGAGGGATAGCAGAGCCGGGGGTGTAATTTTCCACCGGGTCAAAATCGGCCATTTCCGCGAATGCTTCGTTTGCCTGCTGAAAATCCG